GCGACGTGGCATGGCGACGTGGCATGGCGACGTGGCATGGCGACGTGGCAAGGCAAAATGACACTTTTGAACGAATTGAACATTATAAACACATTATAAACTTTGATAACATACTGGAACAATGAAGATACTAGACGGGATAACGAACGCACAGGGTTGGATTGTGCGAAAGTGGAAGGAAGTGGACACAATTGAAAATTTTGGAACACAAAAAAAGATTTTGGGGATCCGCCTCCCCCCCTCAACTTTTTTTCAGGGGTGTTTTTTTCGATTGACTCAAAAATTTTTGAAATACTCACCAATTGCTATTTGTATTCTTTTATATTAGACACTATGAATCAAGAAGAAACATCAAAAAAGAAAATGATGACACCATCATTACAACAATGGTGCAATGAATTGTTAGAAAACAAAGAAGCGATGGAAGAAGCTTTTGAAATGCAAAAGGTGGTTTGCGACGGCGACGAAACAGAAGTCATTGATGATGATATGATTGAGACGTTAACAGTCGACAACATGACAGTAAATTTAGAAGACGAAGAAGACAGATTCTCTTTGTCGGAAGAAGATTATTATGCATTGAAAGTCCCAGCTTTGAACATCAACAGAAACGATGACGCAAAGAAATGGGAAGAACTGATGAAAGAAGAAGCAGAAAGTGATGAAGTAATTGTTCCACAGAAGGCTTTGTCTGAGATGGAAGAAGAAGACGAAGGTGACGATGACTTGTTCTCTGACGACGAGAAAAAGTTGGTGCAATTGACACCAATTAAAGCGGCGGATTTGAAAGAAGAAAAGAAGAAAGCTGAAGAAGTGTTGCTTAATAGTGTGGATGAAAGTAGGAACAAGAAGCGCGAAAGACAAGTGATTAGATGGTGTTTCACTATGAACAATCCAACAATGGAAGGCACAGAATTGGAACGCATCTTGAAAGCAGACGAAAAGATCAAAGGGTTCGTATTCCAATTGGAAGAGGGTGAAAATGGTACACCACACTTTCAAGGTTACTTGGAATTCAAGAACCCACAAAAGATGAGCGCAATGAAACACGTTTTTGAGCAAAACGTGCACGCAAGTGCAGCAAACGGAGACAAGGAAAGCAACTTAAAGTATTGCACCAAAGAAGAAGGGCGCAAAGAAGGCCCTTGGATCTGGGGAACATGCACAGATAAAAAAGGTCAAGGTAAGCGCAATGACTTAGACGAGTTTGCTCGTGCAGTGATCAAAGCAGGAAACATCACTGAAGAAATCGAAGAGATGTACCCCGGTCACGCGATGCAGTACCGTAAGCACGCAAAGGCAATCGCAAGTGACCATGCAATGCGTGAAGCAAAAAAGAAGGAGATGGAATATTGGATGCAAATGGTCGCAGCTGAAGAAGCAGGCGAAACATTCGAAAGTCAACAACAAATGAATTGCAAGTTATTTTTTGGACCAACTGCAGTTGGTAAAACAACAATGGTAAAAAAGATGACACTTGGCAAAGGTCTGGCTTTGTACACAAAAGCTGGTTGGAACAAGTGGTTTGAGGGGTATGAAGATGAGAAACATATGTTAGTGGACGAATTCACAACAGGTTTTTGCAACAACGAAATTGAAAATTTCAACACAATGACAAACATTGGTGTAAATGTGCAAGAAGTGAAAGGTTCTCACGTGTTGTTGCACGTAACTCATGCTTATTTTACCACAAACAAACATCCATTGGATATCTGGGGTACAGGTAAGAACAAAGGTACCTACAAAGCTTTCACTCGTCGCTTTGCAGAAGTATACTGGTGGAATGATAAGCACAAGTTAATGGTCTTAAAGAACCCAGGCCCAAAGGAAAAGACAGAGGACGAAGACGAGTGGAAAGAAGAATGCAAAAAGTGGTTATCTTTTTGGAACGGCCAACCAATCGAAGAAGGGCTGGTGATCATCCCAGGTGAAGACATCCAGAATTACTTCACCTTTGGTTGTAACAAGTAAATTAGCTATATTTTTCTTATATTTTAACTCCATTACACTCTCGACATGAATTAGTACTTAACATTTCATTAAAATATGTCTATTCTTAGTAGAATAGTATTGTTATATAAATTTCTATCAAAATTTAATATAGTTAGTTAATTAATGAATTAATTAACTTCCGTGTCGATAGGTGACAGGAGAAAAAATGGTGTAGGAAAAACACCATTTTTTTGAAGACACGACACGGAAGTGGCCAGGTAATAATAGAGGAATTTTGCAAATTCCGCCTGGCCACTGAAGGCTCAGCTTATGATGGGGAAGAAATATATGGGTGAACCCACCCACCCACCCGAAGATATGTCTTCGCCTATCAACGGACCACGTGTTGGTGTTATTTGCATAATATTGGAGTTGATTAATTGACTATATATTAGAAGTTAATGTCAGGGTATGGACGCTTTCGAACTCGTAGAGTTTCTCGGGCCCGTCGGGGCGTTAATCGTCGCAGGACTAGTGGTTACAATCGTACACTTAAGAAGAAAGTATTCCGACCAAAGTTTGCAGCAGTAGGCTGGGCGAGGGACGTGGAAAAAAAGTACGTTGACCGAGGTTACACGTGGGGCTGGGAAGGAAGACACTGGGGTAGACCAGAATTGGAGACAAACTTAATACGAAATGGTGTGGGATGGGCTAGTCGTTTGGCAAGGGAGTGCAAGTTTGATGAGAATAGCCCAGATAGTTTGCCAAATGTACCAAGCAATATGCTAGCGAGAATCCCACAGGGGTCGACAGCAAAAATGCGGATCGGGAACAAAGTGAACGTGAAATATTTGAAAGGTACGACAACGATAACTGCGGCAGTAGTTGACGGAGGGAGTATCCAGGGAGGTACAATGAATGGTGAAGTGTTACCAGATAATCCTGCGGCAGATATCATACCATTAGTATATTTTAAAACGACAGTACGAGTGTTGATCGTAAAAGATTTGCAGGTGAATAACGCAACAGGGAACGTCGAGTGGGCAGACGTCATGGAAAATGGGTTTGGAATGTTTGGTGTGTTCAGTCAATTGAAGTTGGAGAACATGTCACGTTTTGTGGTTCTGAAGGATATGACGTTTAATTTAGACGCTAATGACCCAATGAAAACATTCAAGTGGTCGATCAGCGGTGCTGATGTGGGGACAGTGAGATTCAATAGTGGTGCAGATACAGCATTGACGGATAAAGGAATCCACATGATCTGGGCTATGTCATCAGTGGGGGCCGGCGATGGGCTACTGTTTAATGCGCTACCGGGTGCAGTGCAGACGCAAGTGAGAATTTGTTTCACAGATACTTAAACTCATTTTGAATAGCTTTGACCAACATATTAGATGTCAACATATAACAATATTAGACCAAAAAAAAGAGAAGAGGCACGAATATGGAATTATTATAACAACACTGATAAGTTTGATTGGATACAAATTCGGTTTTGGCCGATGAACCTTGCAAGTGCAGTGATCACAGAAAGTTTGAATTACCAAACTCGATGGCAGCTAATGCTTTACTTCATAGGTAATGGTATGAGTGTTGAAGAGGCTGTTAGAACAGTTAAAAAGATGGGAGAAAATTATTTTGACAAAGCAGCTTATGATCACGTGGACAGTTTGGCACGTGACATCAAAGCTGGAAAAAATAACTGGGAATATTGGGATGAACTGTTGGGAAAACGAAGAAATGTGAGAGATAGCTTCATACCAGAAAGAAGATCGTCTAGTACTCGACAAGTGAGAAGAAGTACAATTGGCGAAAGAAATGTATGGAATATCACAAGAAGAGATAGTTCACATGATAATGTGAGAGTTTATGGTAATATAGATAATTACAGAAGACGAAGAGAAGAAGAAGAAAAGTATTACGAGAATGACTGGTTTAGAGTACCAAAGGGATGGGAGTAATAGCTTCATATGACCTATATATTGTACTTTAAAAATAACTGAATCGCTGACTCAGCAAAAAGAAAATGATGACGTGGCATGGCGACGTGGCATGGCGACGTGGCATGGCGACGTGGCATGGCGACGTGGCATGGCGACGT